GAAGCCTAAAACTTTATAACCAAAAGACATATTTCTTTCCTCCTATAAATTTTAGCCGTCGTTAGCAGCGTCTGTTGTATAGAATAATTTAATTCCTAGTAATCTTACATCACCGGTGAACGTGTCGCCACCTGCTGTTGCATTTCTAACGACTTGAAAATACGTATAATCATCGTCCGCTGGAGTTCCTGCAATTGTTACTGCAGCACTCACTGGACTAACTAATACATCTTCAACAGCACCGCCGCCTGCGTCTGTAACATCGATAGCTGTTCCAAAAGCTATGTCTGATGTATCATCATTCGCGACACCGACACCTTGAAGACCAATAAGGGCGTTTCCTGTATCTGTGTTGCTCGGACTCCAAAAAGCTTGGAAGGTCACTGTACCTAAATTCCATGATTTAGGCATCGCGATGGAAAACTGTGCATATTCAGCTGTACTTGCATCAAAATCTAAAACTTTTAGTTCAGGTCGAGTTGCTGTCGTTTCAACGGCAGCGGCTTCAGCTCCATTTGTTGTTGGACCAAACATTGCTTGTGCTGGAATAAAAATAGTTTCTGTGCCTGCATTTTTAACTACAGAACCACCGGCTTGTACTTCTCCGGATCCATTGGGAGCAATATTGATGTTTCCATCAACGCCATCAGCAATTGTAATAGTTCCTGAATTTGTGCCATTGTTTGTGTTTAAAATTAAATCTCCAGTTCCTTGTGTAGTGACGGTTGCGTTAGCATTATTGTCACCCACTTGAACTGTATCTGCTCCAAGGTTAACATCACCTGTTCCATTTGGAATAATATCAATATCTCTATCTGAAGTTGAAACTATGTCGTAAGTTACAACATCTAAATTTCCACCTAATTGTGGTGTTGTGTCATCAGCCACACTCGCTATAAATCCAGTATCAACGATATCTGGATTAGTACCATCGTTCGCTGTTGCATAAACTATTTTTGTAGCTCCAGCAGGAAAAGTTACACTGTCTCCTGAACCAGAAACATATTTAAAAACTACTGAATCATCACATGAGTTTTTAATTATATAAAAAGTTTGAACGTCGATAGGAATAGTACAATTTCTACTTGCTGCAAGTGATCCTGTAAATTCTATAACTCTATGTGCAAGAGTTGCACCTGTTGATCCGTCAGAAACCGATAGATCTGTATCAGCACCATCAGTTATAGCTTGAGTGGTAAAACCACCTGAAATCTGTTCGATAATATCCCAGTTTGTATTTGTTAAAGTTCCCCATGTACCAGCTTTTTCGCCAGTGGTCATGAGTTGAATTCCGAGTACTGTATAATTTGATGCCATAATTTTCTCCTATGCCGTATGTTCTATATCTGTATAAGAAGTATTTCCAGTTATGTCAACATCTTTATAATATAATGGGGATGTACCCGCGGAACCTAAACTTACTGTAGCTGATTGACCTGTTGCTCCAACAGTCATTTGTGTTGGAGAAGCAGCTCCTACAGAAGTTATTGCTGATACTCCAGTTAAAGGAACACCTATTTCAAGTATAATAGATCCTAGTGAAGAGGTTGCGCCTACTCCAGTTAAATCAACTAATTCAACATTAGCAACTGTTACTGATCCAACAGAAGTGGTTGCACTTACTCCACTTGGAAAATCAATCCATAAAAAACTCAAGGATCCAAGACTTGATGTTGCAGAAACTCCAGTTAAAGGAACACCTATTTCAAGTCCAATAGAGCCAACACTTGCTGTTGCTGAAACTCCAGTTAAAAGATCATCAACACCATATGATAATCCTGGTGTACCTAGTGAAGTAGTTGCATAAACTCCAGTTAATCCAACTGACAATTCTGTTGGAGATACTGCTCCAACACTAGCTGTCGTTGAAAGACCTGTAAGACTTATTGTAAACGCAGATTCACCCCAGTTTTCAGATCCCCATGTATCTCTTCCCCATCCTTGTTCAGGAAAAGCAGCAATAGTACCTAAAGATGCTGTTAATGAAAGTCCGCTTAAATTAATAACAGGCTCCTCAGTATCACCCCATGGTTCACTGCCCCAACTATCTCTACCCCAACCAGCGTTAGTACCAACATATGTTGGAGCTCCAACAGAAGATGTTAAAGCTGATGGCGCAGTAATAGGAATCTCTATAGCAGTTATAACTGAACCGAGAGAAGATGTTAAAGCTGAGGGTGCTGTAAGTATTTGTAAAGTTTGTACTTCGGCTGCACCAACGCCAGATGTTAAACCTAATCCAGATAATGCAACAGAATAGGTTACTCCCCATCCAGCATTACCATATTCGAGTCTACCCCACCCATCGGTGGCTTGAGCATAAGGAAATGATCCAACAGAAGCTGTTGCTGATAGACCTGTCGGAGTAATAGTGAGACCTGATTCGCCCCAATTCTCTATACCCCAGGCATCACTGCCCCATCCTACTACATTGAAAGCTTCAGGAGTTCCAACCGATGAAGTTGCAGAAACACCTGTTAAGGCAACACTGCTATCATTCTGTACATTCCAATTTCCCTGACTCCATGATAAAGCTCCCCATGTATCTTGGGTCATATCCATAATGCCGCCCATTCCAATACCATGGACCCAGCATGCAAAATAAAAATCTGTTTCTGAAGTAGGAGCTATTTCTATATAACGAGTAGTAGCTGCATTAAAAGTTGTTGTATTGGTGTAAGCAGCTTGATTACTGGCTCCGTCTAAATAATAAGTAACTCCGGAAGAAATAATTCCGGCTTGCATTGTAGCTAAAATTGAACTGTTGGAAGTAGAAAAAATTAATGGATGACTATCATTACTTGAACCTGATTGTTCTAAACGAACTGTTCCTGAAGCAACCCATGGGAAAGTAAAACTTGCGGGTTGAGAACCATCAAATGTATAAATTAAACCTGTAGAACCAGTAACGTACTGCGTTCCAGTTGTAACCGCTACTGTGACTGTAAGATTAGCCATAAGGAATTGCTCCTTATGCTATTCGAATAATCGCGTCCGAAGCGTCAGCCGTTGGGAATTGAATTGTAAAAGTTCCGCTTGAAACTGTCTTATCTCCACCGAATGCAATGGCACAACATGCTGGATCCCCAGATGCTGAGTCATTAAAAATTAAACATCCATTAGCAGTGAACGAAGCTGAAGTCCAACTTGTGTCTGCAAAATCACACACTGCTGTATCAGTTGATAATACAGGGGTTACACTTGTTAAAGCGTTTCCTTTTGCTGTGTATGCAGTTCCAGATGTATTCGTAATTTCGTTTGATGCACTATAAGCTGTAGTTGATTTACTTAACGTTGCAGAACTTGTGTACAAAGCTAAATTAAAAGTGTTTCCAGTTGAAGCTGTAAAGTTATGAACAGCAGTTAAAATTTCTGTTTTGAAACTGTTACAAATTGCTGATGTTATTGCCATAATATTCTCCTAGTTTTTATGGAGACGGAGAGTTGATGGGTATTCTAACTGTACCATCTGTGTAATCATCTCGTCTTCGTCTACCAATTTGCACTCCTGCAAACTTCTGTAATTCTTGTTTATATTTATTTTCGTATAATGTCAACATGTCCATCGGACCTTTTAAATATCCAAAAGCTTCCGTTAATGTAGCATATAATAAGCCTTGTGGGAAGTACTGACTAATATAAGTTGTAGCTGTAGTAGTTAGACTCTTGGGTACCATGTCATAATATATTCTATGCATATAATTAGCATCTGGCGTAGGAGCTAGATAAAGACCTCCCGACGTGGTGCTTGAAGTTCCTGTAGCGCCTCCAAACATCGCATAATACTTAGGAAATCCTGTAACGTCCTGATCCGGTTGTCCCCCTTCGGTTCCAGTTAGTCTATCGACATATTCACTTAAATAAGTTTGATCCTTTTTAATTAACCAGGTTCCAGGGCCTGTAGAAGCTGAGGTACTATTAAAAACTTCTACCCCACGCACAAATACTGTTCCAGTATTTCCTTTAGTTCCTAATCCTGCAACATTAATGGTATTATCATCAACAGCTAAATTTCCTTCACTAACAAATCTATTATTGTCGCTGGGAACATCATAAAAAATTCTAAATTCTGCATTTTCAATAAACTGATCTACAATAGTTGTAGTCAAAACATTCGCATCAGTTTCAGTATAATTTAGAATCGCTGCTTTTAAAGTTGTGTATGTAAATCCGGCCATAATTATGATCTATCGTTTACGGGTCCGCCGAAAACGAAAAAACCTCCTCCTGTTTCTACACTACTAGCCGCATTGGCTAAAGTAAAACTAAAACTATCACTCACAGGCAATGTTGATGGTTCTCCTGCATAAGGAATAGTGCTGTCAATTTTAGTTATTTCATATGAGCCATAAATTTTTGCCCCGGAAGTATGAGCTACTGCTGTAGTCGCTTCTGGTGTTTTTCCATAAGAAGGAGCTGCGGTTCCTCTTGTACAGCCGGTTAAAGTATTAGAAGTCCGTCCAGTATATTGAATAGTTTCACTTGTAATTTTTCCAAATTCAACAGTATTGGCATCTGTATTAGTGGATTCAATAACAATGTATCCTGAGGTAGGAAATTCCGAACCATCGGTTAATACAATAGAAGTATCAGTAGCAGTAATAGTTGTAGCTAAAGTCGTACTTAATTCAAAAGTGGAAATGGCTACTCCTCCTACCGGGTTTTTAACTTGATAAAATCTAACTGCATCTCCAGTAGATCGTTGATGTCTATTTTCTGTTACAATAACCGTAGTTCCTACTTCTGTAGTAAAAGGATTATTATTTAAAGCAGCAGGTGTGGGTAAAGCTACTCTTGATGGTCTTGCTCTCATTAAAGCTTGAGGGTCTGCGCTTGTGGGTTTAGGTTCCAATTGAGGTTGTTTAGGTTCAAATTCTGAAAAATGAACCCATGCGCCATTCCATTCCCTTACCATTTCTAAATAAGGAAAAGCTAAACCAGATCTATCTGATATAGCAAGTGCATGTTTACCTGAAGCAAATGTAGTCATAATTAAGCGTTAGGATAGTAGACCTTAGGAGCAATATAAGTACTTGTAATATCTGCGTCCTCTTTTACGGCTCTAGCCAATTCATCCTCATAATAAAGTTTTAATTCTTGTGATCTTTGGGGTGCATTCTTTTGTGATAAATAAAATGCTAATCCTGCAGTCATGCAAGGGGAAAAACGATAAGGCACATTTACTGCATTAGTATAAGCACCACCGTCTTGAATCCTTCGTGAATAATATAAATTTAATTTATTTCCATCCTGTGCTGCACCTGGAGTTAAATATATAGTTATATTTGTTCGATCAATAAATCTTTGAATAAAGAAAGAAGTAGGTGTTCCTTTTGCACTCTTATTAGAATATCCTTGATACTGAGATCGACTTACTTCAGTCATTGGGGAATCAATACTTGTAGAAGTAATTCTATAATTAACTTCTAATATATTATCCATTCCTGTAGCATGTTGAGTAACCGCATCAGAACTTGAATGAGTGGCAGCTGTCGTGCCATTAGATCCACGAATCGCTCCCGTAAGATTTGCTGCGCCTGTGGCTGCAGATTTTCCTGTGTATCTAATCGTTTCAGAGTTAACCGTAATTGTTCCTCCTCCTTGATCAGCACCAGGCATATCTGTAACTTCTGTTAAAGGAATATCTGTAACAGATGCATTAATTCCTGCAGATAAAGTCGTTGTTAATCCTTGAGATGCACCATCGGCCGGGGATCGATAAGTAGTATAGACATTTGTTCCATCTACTAAAGTAAAGCCTTGATTCGCCACTTCCCAATAATGAAGTCCTCTATTACTCCATTCAGAAAATAATAGATTTAAAGATCGTTTAGCTGTTTTTAATTGATAGCCTGAAACGTTTTGTAGACCAATTCTTTCATAAGCTTCTTCTATGATTTCATCAATCGGAAGAGTCTTATCGAAAGTGTATGATTGAGAAGTAGTGTTAGCCACAAATCCTCCTAACCGTAGAAGACAGTAACTTTATCCACGCCACCAGTAACTTCACAATAAGAACTTGTTGCACAATAAAGGCCATTACCAGGGATATCTATTTGGTAAACTGTGTCTTCACCTGCTGTTCCTGATCCTGCTGGTACATCAAATGTAGCCAGAATAGTTCCACTTGCACCACCATCTCTAATTACAATGGTACCAAGCGCTGCTTCACTGCAATAATAAATTCCAAGAACTCTACTTGGGCCAGCGAATATAGCTCCATCAGTTGTGAGATGTGTTGCTTTTACATCTGTTGAATAACCGCTCATAATTTTTATCTCCTAATTATTGTGAGCTCCCGAAGGAGCTCACAAATTATTTATTAAGCTAAGTTAATATTTTGTTGGTACAAAATAGTAGCTCTAATTTCACCATCAGTAGTAGCACCAGTACTCGTCCACGTAAGTCTTAGGTCTGCAGTTCCGATATCAGCCCAAGCCAATGTACCACCAGCTTCTTCTGTTGGATATGCTCGTCCAGCTCCTGAAGCGATTGTAACTGAGTATGAGTTGAGAAAAGTAGCGTTACCACCAACTGTATCCCCAATACTGAAAACGCACGTAGCACCAGCCATTACGGTTGGTTTATCAAGTACGATATCAATGATTTGTGAATTAGCTGGAATAATAACAGTAGTTTCATTTGCAGCAGAAGCTCCATCATCAAGAGTGGAACCTGTTGTAAACGTTTGTGCCATTACCACTTGTCCAGTGT